CACAACACCTCCATGAATGTATCTGTAATTTAAATATATAACATTATACGACATTGTCAATTGTTTATAGAGCATTTTGGTGGCTTGTCGCATGATCTGAAAATGCCGAATAGGCTCAATCCATGCCTCCTTCGGGCATGAAAAAGCACCCCGCTTGGAGTGCTTTGAAAACTATCCTGATTGCTTGGGGCTAACAGATGAACTTCAGATACTGCAGATACTTCGTTTCATTGGTGTCGGAGACACGTTCGCTGATTTTCCTATAGCCGCAGACATCGGAGTAGAAATGAACGAGGTGCTCGTTATCAAGCGAATCGAGATACACAACCCCGCCACCCACTTGAAACTGAATCTTCTTCAATATGGAATTGACGCAGTCCATCAAAGCTAATCCCGCAATGCGGTCATCTTCGCCAAGTGCATAGTTCTTTCCAAACTGTGCAAGAAGGAATGCCGACATGAGGTATGAGTTGGTGTCTTTATCAAAACTGCCATACCTTTCCAAGCGACGCTTCACATTATTACTCATGCCGTCGGCGGGGACATACAGCACCTTGTGGGCCAATGTAAAATAACCAAGAATGCAACCCGTCTCCTCGTCAAAAACAAGGTAGGTAATAGAAACCCTCTTCTTAGCAAAATCAATAGCCTTCAATTGAAGAAAGTTCTGTATGTCCTTATTTGCGTTACACGAAAAAGTGGAGAGGTCTGCATTTACTTCATCCTCTCCATACTCTTCAATAAGTTCAAGAACATTCTCAATCCTATACTTCATTTTGTGGCTTCTCTTCTTTTTCTACGAAGTTCAGCCATTCTTTTACTTTCCTCAGGAGTAGCATAGCTAATATCGGCGTTACTTAGTCTTTTCCACTCGTAGGTGCCATCAACTGCATCCATGTGGTCAGCATACTCTTCTAGAAACTGAGGATTGTTGATAACTATCTTATCGAAAATACTACATGTAGCCATAGCAAGCACCTCCTTGTAGGTATTGGATTTTCCTATACTTATTCTGCCTTAAAATCCTAACATATGCAATACCGCATATAAGGTAACCATATCCGTCAGATAAGTAAAATTCCCCTTTGGTCATAAACCGATTCCGTATTGTCGGCTCCGCACCTGATGGCCCTGTCGAGCGCCATCACGGTTGCTACCGCGCCGTCAATCTTCTCAGTGGACTTCTCCTTGTCCATCTTGATGTTCCCCGCAGGATCCGTGCGGATGAATATGTTGTCCATCATCCAAGAAAGCACCGGATGCCCGCCGTGGGCTATCCTCCGCTCAAGCGTCAGCTTCATCAGCTCCTTTGTCGGCGGGCTCATGTCCTTGAACCCCTGTCCGAACGGGACTACGGTGAAGCCCATGCCCTCGAGGTTCTGCACCATCTGCACGGCACCCCAGCGGTCGAACGCTATCTCCCTGATGTTGTACCTCTCGCCGAGCTTCCCTATGAAATTCTCGATGTATCCGTAGTGGACTACGTTGCCTTCCGTGGTCTCGAGGTATCCATGCCGTTTCCATATGTCGTAGGGGACATGGTCTCGTCTCACCCTGAGTTCCAGGTTTTCCTCGGGAATCCAGAAGTAGGGCTTTATTATGAACTTCCCGTCCTCGTCCCGTGGCGGAAAGCAGAGCACGAATGCCGTGATGTCGATGGAGGACGAGAGGTCTAGCCCGCCGTAGCAGACCCTGCCTTCAAGCGCCTCATCGTCAACTCTGAATGAGCACTCGTTCCACTTGTCCATCGGCATCCAGCGCACCGCCTGCTTGACCCATTGGTTGAGCCTGAGCTGCCTGAACGAGTTCTCCTCTCCGGGGTTCTGCCGTGCCGACTCGCAGGCCGCCTCAACCTTGTCGATTCCTATCGTCTCGCCAAGGGATGGGTTTGCCTTCGCCCAGACCTTCGGATCCGTCCAGTCTTCATTTGGCTCGGCTCCGTAGATGACGGGGTAGAAGGTTGGGTCGTGCTTCCTTCCCTCGATTATGTCCCTTGCCTTCTGGTGCGTCTCGTAGCATATGGAGTGGGTGTTGGTGCCTGCCGTTGTTATCAGGAAGTAGAGTGGCTGCATCCTCGCATCCCCAGAGCCCTTTGTCATGACGTCGAAGAGCTTCCTGTTCGGCTGGGTGTGGAGCTCGTCGAAGACGACCCCGTGGATGTTGAATCCGTGCTTGCTGTATGCCTCAGCCGACAGCACCTGGTAGAAGCTGTTTGTAGGCTGGAAGACGAGCCTCTTCTGCGATGCGAGGATCTTGACCCTCCTGTTGAGCTCTGGGCACATGCGGACCATGTCGGCCGCCACCTCGAAGACGATGGATGCCTGCTGCCGGTCGGCGGCGCATCCGTAGACCTCCGCGCGCTCCTCGAAGTCGCCGCAGGTGAGGAGGAGGGCGACAGCCGCCGCAAGCTCGGACTTCCCGTTCTTCTTGGGTATCTCGATGTATGCCGTGTTGAACTGCCTGTAGCCGTTCGGCTTCACGATGCCGAAGAGGTCGCGTATTATCCGCTCCTGCCATGGAAGGAGCATGAACCGCTTCCCGTTCCATGTCCCCTTCGTGTGGCAGAGGTGCTGTATGAACCCCACGGCAAGGTCTGCCTTCCTCTTGTCGTATCTTGAGTCCTCCGCCATGAATGCGGTAGGCGTGTGCTTGTTTTTCATATCACCCCAAAGAAAAACCTACGCTTGTTCTGCGTGGGCTGTCGTTTTCCTTTTCATGTTTTCAGATGCTCATCATGATGCCATTGTAGCTCTTGGGTTCTTTCTCACCCCAGTTGTTCTCGATTCGCTTTACGGTGCATAGGCCTTTCATCTGGCATCCCTCCTTGCCGAGGGCATGGAGGACGTCCATAAGGGCAGTTGATTTGTCTGTTACTGCAAACTCGCTTACTCCGGCTTCCTTGAGGCAGGCTACGAAGTCGTGTGCATCCCGCTCCCACGGAAGGTCGCTGACCTCAAAGGCATCAGCGTTGTAATAAGTGCTGTTCTTCCACGCCCTGTATGCCTTCATGTATCCGTCGCTGAACGGGAACGGGAAGCTCTTCTCCCTTTCGTTCCAGGCCTCGACCGCATCCCAGTCGTTTTTCCTTATAAGCTCTTCCTTCTCAAGCTTGCGCTCGATTCTTGCCTTCTCGTATCCTTCACCGATTTCCTGCATCTTCTTGAAATATCCGTTTGTAAGTTCCGTCATTGTGTATTTCCTTTTCCTTCTTACATGTACACATTAACTCTATTACAAGACAATAGCAAGTGTATATACTATAAAGAGTTATTATATTTTACCGGTGAGAATGAACCTGATGTACTCCCTTCTGTGCTCCTCGATGTAGGCCACCAGCTCGTAGAAGCCCATCTTGTCGGCGAGAGCCTGCACCATGCTCGTGTCGAACATGTTTGTCAGTCCCGAGTCCCTGATTTCCAGGATTTGTCTCCTCACATTCTCGTCCATGGTCAGTCCTCGTCTGATGCGAAGGTGCATCCGTCCTTTAGCTGTGAATAGATCCTCGCATACCTGTCGGCCTCGGAGCCCTCGCACTGGAGCATGCCCTCGAGGAAATAGTCCATCGCCTCATTCCTTGAGTCCCATACCTTCCTCTCTCCGTAGCAGAGGGTGGTCACCGTGCATAGGATCCATGCGGAATCCTCGCCATAGACGAGGTTGAGCGAGCTGCCGTTGTCCCAGTGGACCATGACCGAGCCCATGTCATCGACTCCTACCACGGTTCCCCTTGTCCCCTTAGGAGGTGCCTGCACATCGTCCATCCTCTCAAGCTGGACCCTCATGCCTTTTCTGTAGGTCTTCCTGAGTTTTTCAAGAATCATCTTGTCCATCATCTTGCCTTCGGATGCATTCTTCCGTATGCCTTATATGCGTTTCTGAAGATCTCGCTCTTGAAGTCCGCCTTCTGCTTCTGCTCGGCCTCGGCTGCCTTCCATCCAAGCTCGTAAGCCTCCATCAGCATGGCCTCGATTGCCGTGACTGATGACTCGCTGGTGTTCTCATCGTCCTTTGCGTGGATTCCAAGGTCTCCGCGGTTCTCGATTTCATGGCTGTGGCAGGATGTTATCATGTAAAGCTTTTCTGCAATGTTCTTGTTCATGTTATTCTCCTTTGGTGTGTATATATCACTCTAAAAGATATTAATAGCAAGTCATTGCAGTAGAATAAGTTATGAGGATATGTATAAGCAAGGAGACCTCCATTGAGGTCTCTTTGCCCATGCAGGTTCCAGTGTGGGAACCATCCTAGATCGCATCGGAAAGATCCATGCCTTCCAGTGCCTTGCTGTTTCTTTCAGACACCTTCTTCTCCGTGTACGCATAGGCTTCAAGAAGCGGCTCCTTGTCAAACCCGAAGTCCTCGTATCCCTTCAGGCAGACCTCAATGTAGTATCCGCTCGGAAGACCCTCATGCCTCTCCTCGTGCATGATGTAGGCGAAGCAGTCCAGTTCCCTGACGTTTCCATTCCAGTGCGTGACTGGTAGGGTGATGCTTCTCTTGTAGTAGAAGACGGGCCAGCCCTCGTACCTGTCGAGGCACCTCTCGTCATTTGCATCCACCTTCCATACACCCACGGGGACACTGTGTCCCTTCGCCTTCTCGATTGTGAGGTACGCTCCGCTCCTGCTTCCCTTGAAGAGAAGCCTGTAGTCCCTTATCTCGGCTGTGCCAACCGCCTTTGCATTTGGGCATCGCAGTTTCATCTGCTCCCTGTTGAGGTTGCTTCCGTATGCTAGGTAGTATCTCATCCCGTCCTCCTTATGCCGTTCTTCCATGCCTCCAGGCCGATGAGCCCGAGAGGTTCTTCGTGAGGTGGTTCCTGCAGGCCTTGAACTCGTCTCCGATGAGGCCGATGCGGTTGAGGTAGGTGCGCATTGCGAACTTCTCGTTCTCCACCTGTGGCTTCTTCGTGGAGGCTGCCTTCTGCGTCAGTGCCTGGTTGTTGAGGGCGAGTGCGAAGACTATGTAGCTTCTGACCTCTCCCGCATGGAGTGTCGAGTTGAATCCCCTCAGCTCCACAGTGTGGTGGCCGTGGAAGAAGCTGTGCAGGTTGAGGAAATGGTAGCGGGTCTGGTTGTAGTGCTTAGTCCTCTCGTAGGCCGGATCGCCGTTGTACCAGATGTCCTCGATGTCCTTCAGCGTCTTCGGCTTTTTCCTGTTCATCTTTCCGACCATGAACTCGTCGAGCCTTGCGCAGCACCTTGCCCTTGCCGGGTTGATTGCGAGTGCCTTGTAGAAGAGGTCGTTTCGAGCGTAGATGATGTTCACGAAGTTCCTGAGCGTCCTTGCGTCATGTCCCTTGCCGTCCACGTGGATGTGGATTCCGCATGAGGGGTTTGCGAATGCTCCGGCCTTCCTGAGCGCCCTGATTATCTCCTGCAGGAGCTCGATGTCTTCCTTGTAGGTGAGTATCGGTGTCACGAACTCCACGCTGTGGTAGCCGTTTGCGGAAACCGTAAGGCTGCCATCCTTCTTCTCGCATCTGATGGAGGCGTCCCTCACGACCTTCCATGTCCTTCCGTCCTCGGCCTTCACCGTGTACTCGTCATAGTTGCCGCCCGTGTGGGCGATCTCTCCGTTTACCACCTTCCTGACTGCCATGGCGGCGTCCCTTCTTGAAAGCCCCGTCATCTCGATCTCAACTCCGAATCTCTTGTCAAGCATCTCTATCTCCTTCATGTGTATTTGTTTACGTACATATACATCACTCTATTCGGAGATAATAGCAAGTGTATTTCCTTGAGATATAAGGAATTAATCTGAGTTGTTCTTGAGCGCGTCAATTACTGCCCCAAGCTCCTCCTCGTACCGAGAAATCTCGAAGATGTAGAGAGGCATCCTGTTCTCCATGTAGTCGAGCAACTTGTCGGCATCCGCCTCGCTTAGGCAGTAGAACCCGTCATTGTATGTCCAGTGGAGCACCGGCCATGCGGGGATCTCCGGAAGCTCGGGGACCATTGCGGCGAGCGTCCGCCCATAAGTCGTGTCAATTTCCGCCTTCGGTGTCTGGCACGACGTTGAGGCGAGCAAGGCGGGAATCAGAATCGCCGCCAGCAGGAGCCTCCACCTTGGCAGGCGCCTGCCTTTTCCTTGATGCCTTGAATTTCTCCTGTATGTCACGTACCGCCTCCAGTTCCTGCTGCTTGATAGATAGCTCGATCTCCTTCGACTCGAGCTTCTCCTGCATCCTCTTGAGCTTTCCGCTCTTCGATGCAAGGAGGGTGGCGAGTATGCCCGATAGGGCTGTGAGCGATATCGTAATGATGGCTGTTGTGCTCATTCGTCGCCTCCGATTGCCTTCTTCACTGCATCGTTGGCATCCGATGCGGACTTCTGGCCCGATTCCTTCATGGCCTTGAGTATCACGTCATATGAACCCATCGAGGTGAGCCCCACGAGTAGCCCGTGCACGAGCCCCACATGCCATGCGCTTTTCTGCACGAGGGCGATAACAAGGTAGGCGAGGGCTCCAAGCGCGATTGGCGAGAGCCTGCATATGATGCCTTGGATCTTCTCATCGGTTTTCCTGAATAGCGGCTTGATGCAGTACTCAACTGCAAGCACGATGATGCCTGCGATCATGAAGTCCCAGCCTGAGAGCCTTTCGGCCGCAAGCGATAGTATCTGGTCCATGTTCCATTCCTCCTATATGAACGATTTCCTGAAATAGCGGTTCATCTTCTCCTCCTGGGCCTCGGACTCGCCGTTTATCTGGTGCTCCCTCAGCGCCTTGAAGATGACGGCGTCGTTCTCTAGCCCGAGCCGTATTCCTTCCTTTATCTCCTCCATCTGCCTGTCCTTCCTTGTCACGTATCTGTTGAGGAACCAGATGACGATTCCCCCGCTTGAGAAAAGACAGCAGATTATAGTCACGATTGCCGATGCGGTGCTCATTATTCCTCCGTCCCTGACACGAGTGCCTTTGCGTCCTCGTAGGAGAGCGTCTCACCGTTCCTTTCGACGGTAATGCCGTCAGCCGAGCCGGTGAGCTCGATGTACCTCTCGACGATTACGTCGCAGTACTTCGGGTCAAGCTCCAGCCCATAGCAGGTACGCTCGGACTGCTCGCATGCCATCATGGTCGTTCCGCTTCCGAGAAACGGATCCAGGATGAGCGTGTTGCTCATGGTTGAGTTCATGATGCAGTAGGCGATGAGCGGTATCGGCTTCATGGTGGGGTGGACATCGTTCTTCTTCGGCTTCTCGAACTCCCATATGGTCGTCTGCTTCCTGTCCGCATACCACTGGTGCCTGCCGTCCTTCTTCCATCCGAAGAGGCATGGCTCGTGCTGCCACTGGTATGGCGACCTTCCAAGCACAAGTGACGGCTTCTTCCAGATGCAGCATCCCGAGAGGTAGAAGCCCGCCTCGTCGAACGCCTTCCTGAAGTTGAGTCCTTCCGTGTCCGCATGGAACACGTAGATGGATGCGTCGCCCGCCATGTTGTCGTTGAGGCATTTGAACGCAGATAGCAGGAAGTCGTGGAACTTCTCGCTTGCCATGTTGTCGTTCTTGATCTTCCCTGCGCTTCCCTCGTAGTTGACGTTGTATGGGGGATCCGTGACGACAAGGTTCGCCTTCCTGTCCTCCATCAGGAGCGCATAGCTTGCAGGGTCTGTCGAGTCTCCGCAGAGGAGCCTGTGCCTGCCAAGCGTCCATATGTCGCCCTCGATGGTGACTGCAGGCTTCTGGAGCGCATTGTCCACGTCAAAGCCGTCATCCTCAATCTCATCTCCGGAAGGAGACAGAAGCTTATCAAGTTCAGCCGGGTCAAAGCCTGTAAGCTCAACATTGAAGTCCTCAGCCTTCAAGGCTTCCAACTCAACTTTGAGCATCTGCTCATCCCAGCCGGCATCCATAGCCATACGGTTGTCTGCAATGATGTATGCCTTTTTCTGTGCTTCTGTGAGGTAGTCTACAAATACACAGGGTATTTCTGTTATACCTTCCTCTCGTGCTGCAAGAACTCTGCCGTGACCTGCTATGATATTAAAAACCCGGTCGATTATGACCGGGTTGATGAAGCCGAATTCTCTCAGGCTGCTTCGCAATTTGTTTATCTGCTGAGGACTGTGAGTCCTGGCATTATTCACATAAGGTATCAGCTTGTCTATCGGGACAAGCTGCATTTCAGTTGTAGTTTTCATCTGATTCTCCATCTGACAAAAATGTCCGACATTTCTGCCGGACTTTAAGGTCTGTTCTTTTCATCAGAACAGTTGATTGTAAATTTCATTAACTGTTTCAACATACACAATGAAAGAAGGATGATTGAAATCAAAATTTGATAGATAGAAATTTTTCTTTTCTACATATCTAAGCCTTACACGTTCCCATTCACCTGCATTCTTTATTTCTTGAGCCTTTTCACCAACATTGTGGGAATTTGGAACTTCATTCCATGTATACTGTCCACAGCTCCCAAACATGAACTGCTTCTTGTTATGAATCAATCTGCAAAGTGTTCCGTCATTGTTTCGAGCAACAATTGCTACATCAAAACTGAATTCTATCTTTGGTTCATTCTTGAACTGTAAAAGGCAGGTCAGTACTGATGTAGAATCCCTAGCTTCTGTAAAATCAAATCCGTTCGCCTTATTAAGGGCTGTGAGGATTGTTTCCTTCAGAAGATGAAGGTCTTTCCAGATATTCTCAGGTGCTTTAATAATCTCTAGGTTGTAATCAAGATTATAAGGCCCCTTATCGTTCCTTGTAATGAGATTTCTTGCACCGCTTCCTACAAGGATAAACTGGCAGGAAATATCTTTTTCTTTCAAAATTGCTCGAGCCTCAGTTAGTACGGAAGAACATTCTCTGCGGTACTTTCTGGCTTCGGATTCATTAACAAGCTGATACATATAGTATTCTCCTCCTTAATTATATCCCAAGCCGCCCACTTGACCATTGTCAAATCGATATATGATACCACAGCTTTTATAACTGTCAATCTATCTTACAAGTCCCCATTCAGCGAATTTCTCAAAGCCACCGACTGCACGGATGAAGTCACGTGCAATACGGACAATCTCAGAATAAGGACGTCCGTCAATTTCCGTGTCACCGATTGCACAGCAGAGTTCCACAGGTTCTCCTGTGTTCTGAGCCTTAAGCCAAGCATAGATGTTTACGGATACATCTGCCTTTGACAGATCCTTGCCGTGAAGTCCTCCGCCTGTGACTGAATCTGCCATGTCACTTCCGAGCTTTCTGTTTGTAGCACCACTGTCCACATTTGTTCCGCCTGTCCATTCTCCGAGGGGATTGACTTCCGCTTTCGGATACATATACTGCAGAACCTCATTTGAAGCATTGCTCTGACAGATGATGAGTCTGTTTCCGTCAAGGATGTACTTTCCGTCATAAGGGAACTGTGAATATATCTTCTGAGCTATTCTGCAGAGCTTCTGCTGTTCCTTTGTAATCGGGACTCCCTTGAATATGCCGTTGTCACCGCATCTGATTTCGGCACTCTGATTTTCAGCAAGAATGCTGTCCTGAGCTGTTTCTGCATAATCAACAATTATGTTCCTGTCTCCTGTGATTCTTCTGACTGCTCTTAAAACCTCTGTAGGGTTTATTGATACAGATGTCTCTGCAATTATGTGGCATCTGCCGTGTCCGATAAGAACCTCAACTGCAATCTTAGGGTTCTTCTGCTTTGTGTATGCAAGGTCAACAAGTGCTCCTGCAATTCTATCCGCAATTTTGTCGGGGTGTTTTGGATTTACTCGTTCGTACATTATGCTACCTCCTTATATGAAATAGAATGATTTGACAGCTTTCTATTTCCATGAATAACGTTAAATACTTGAGTTAAAGATATATGCAGAAATTCAGCACACTCAGTTAGTGATGAAATCTCTATGCACCCATCAATTACTACAGTTTTCTTTCTTTTGCTTGCTTTACCCAGTTTTGCATCCGACATCTTCTTTTTGGATTCTGCAGAGTGTTTTTTTCCAAACCACGACTTGCCGGAATTTTTTAAAGTGTTCTGACAATGCTCAATATGATGACCATAATTCGCATTATACTTACTTGTACACCATTCAAGATTTTCAACGCAGTTGTTTGCGGTGTTTTCATCTTTATGGTTTACTTCTGGCAGTTGTGAAGGATTTAACAGGAAAGCCTCAGCAACAAGTCTGTGTACGAGGACAGTTCTGTTTCTATCTGCGGAGTAGAGTTTTACATATTTGTATCCTTTATGATTATTTGGTTTAAGGATACGGCCAGTTTTTAAATTCTTTACATTGCCACTTTCATCTACTCCGTAATTTGGATATGCAGAAATGGTTTTATACATTGTATTCTCCTGTTATCCTTGAAAAGTATGAGATGCCTGAAAGGACATGGACCACGCATGGAAGCGCGACCCCGTTGCCCCACATCTTGTACTCCGCCGAGTCAGTCCTTGGGCTCTCGAGCCACTTCGCTATCTGTGTGTTGGTCTTTGGCTTTGCCGCCTTTCCTGTTGCCTTTGCATATGTGAGGAACACATTCCTCCACCATGCAATCTCATCGGCTGTAGGGTTCTGTGTTTCCAAGTCCGAGCACCACCAGTCGGGAAAGCCCTGGAGCCTTGCGCACTCCGTTGGCGTGAGCCGTCTCACTATGTAGCGGACATCGTCCATGTCGTTCACTATTGGCGGATCCTTGCTGTCCGATGCTGTCAGGGTTCCCGTTTGCTCCCTTGTCGCCTTCGTGAAGAAGGAGTTCTTGCTGGCGGAGTAGTGGACTCCTACGGCGCCTGGGCCTGTGGAGATGATCGTCTGCGCCTTCTCCTTCTCGATTGGAAAGCTGAACAGGCTGTTGTATGCCTGGCAGAACGCCGTCCTTCCGATGCCGTATGCGACCCCGTGCTGCTCTGTTGCGTTGAGCGTGAACATCTTCTCCTTGTCGCTGTACCCGCATCCCTTGTGTGACGGTCTTGCGCCGTTCCCCTCTATGGAGACGACAGCCATCCCACCCTGGTTGCATGACGGGCTTCCACCGTTTGCGTCCAGCGTCCTTGTCGTAGATGCCTCGTAGAATCCGCTCTTCGGGTTGTCCGAGAGCATTGCGTTGCTGCCCTTGCTGCAGATCCCATACACCCTTGGCTGGACGACCGCCACGCCGCCCTGGTTCGAGTCGGGTGCGTTCCCTCCGGTGTCTATAGTCCTTGCTGTCTCGGTCTCGTAGCAGTTCTGCCTTGTGTTCCGTGTCCCCTCGGATGTGAACCTCACGTCGAACGTGGGTGCCTTCATCACCAGTGGCTGGTTGTTTCCGCCCATGCCGAATGTGCTGGTGACTGGCTGCGACTTCTCCAAGGGACCCTTGTACCTGCTGTCCTGCGAGTGGTTCTCGAACATCAGGCAGTCAGGCTCTGGGCCTCCAGCGCCCTTTGGAGAACAGGAGGAAGCACCTTGTTCCTTGATGCGGCCCTCCTGAGTATCCCCCGGCAGGCCTTCGGACTCAAATAGTATCTTTCCGGCACATTTGCCTGTAAGATCTGCGACAAGATAGATTCTCTTTCTTCGCTGGGGGACTCCCCAGTATTGGGCGTCGAGAATCCGCCATGCGAGAGAGAAACCATCCTCCACGACAAGTCCGCTTGATGCCCATTTCTCAGGCTTAGGAACTGACACGTTCTTGTATCTGACATTTGCTATCTCCTGTATGACGGCCCTGAAGTCGTCCCCCTTGTTGGACGAGAATGCGCCTGGGACGTTCTCCCAGACCAGAAAGCGCGGATAGGTGCCGTCTGTCGCGTCCCGCATTTCCCTTGCGATGCGTATCGCCTCATGGAAAAGGCCCGAACGGTTTCCGTCCAGGCCCTCGCGCTTTCCCGCTATCGACATGTCCTGGCATGGACTGCCGAATGTGATTATGTCCACCGGCTCTATCTCTGGGCCCCTTATCTGCGATATGTCGCCAAGGTGCCTCATGTCCGGTATCCTTCTTGTGGTTACCCTTATGGGGAACGGCTCTATCTCCGATGCCCATACGGGCCTTATCCCGCAGAGGATTCCTCCAAGCGGGAAGCCTCCGGAGCCGTCGAAGAGGCTTCCGAGTGTGAGTGTGTTTTTGTCCATGTTCATTTTCCCTGTAGCTCCAGCAGCTTCTCCATGAAGTCGTCATGAGGAGTGGTGCTTCCGTATTCCACCGTGCAGTTGTCCCTGACTACGGAGTAGATCTGGTACCAGTCCGCGTTCATCTGCTTGCAGAAGTCCCGCGACATGCTGACGAAAGGCGAGGCGATCGCGGCTCCTGTTGTCGGGTGCTTTGCGAGGAACCCGAACTCGCTGATTGCCTTCTGGCACTGTATCCATCTGGCGGTGTTCATCGCGTACTGCTCTATCTGCTGTCGGCTCACTAGCTTCTCGCACCCGCGTGCCTTGAGCCAGAGGTATGTCTCCTTGTAGATCTCGGCGGCTCTCAGCTTCCCGCCGTCCTTCTGCTCCTGCATCAGGTAGTCCTTTGGTTCTGGCACGTCCTCGCCGGTCATGTCGGCTGGAGTGGGAAGCGTCATTGCAGCGCCTGCCTTTCCCTCTATGATTTTGTCGGCGAGCGTCTTGGTCGGTCTCTTGCCCGCATTGGGCCTTGGGCCTCCTCTGACTGTTCCGTCCTTTGACATCCGATTCTCCTTATATGGCCACTTTTTTCGTTGCCTCTGCGGCTGCTTGCAGATATTTCTGGCACTTCTTTTCAATATGTTTCTTCAATGCCAAAGAGGCTTCTGGAACTGGATTTCGATATCCACAAAACTCACCAAACAGCAATTCAGAGGCATAGTTGTAGGCTTGCGCACATAAAACGGGGTCTGGAGAACCAAGAAGAGTTATTCTGTGATAGTTGATGCAAATTCTGCCTTGATACGTTCCATCCTTTTTCCTGTTGATATGTACTCCGAGATATCCCGTCTTGTTCGTGGAAGTAAGTTTGCGATTCATGGAATTCTGCTGCTTGGTGACCAATCGTAAATTTGAAACTCTGCAATCAGTCTTATCGCGGTTTATATGGTCAACAATAAAATCAGGTCTTGAGGTATATCCGAGAACCAACCAGTGAAGCCGCAAATTGCAATTCTTTGTTTTGCTTTTGAGGGTATAGATGTAGCCTTTTTCATTGAGATGAAAAAAGTACTTTGAAACCAACTTCACTTTATCGGAATCAATCTTGAATTTGGTGCCGTCGGGTAGGGTTCCTATAGCAACATTTCCTCTTACTTCAAAATGATAGTTGGGAGTTAAGTTTTTGTAGGCGTTATATTTATTAATGTCATCCTTTTGTTTTTTCATTGAATGTTCCCTTTGGGTGTTAATTAGGTGTTTGATTAGCAATTTTTGTGCGTGAGGGGAGCCGCCCGGTTAAACCCTTATAGGGGCTAGAGATACGAACGCCCCTACCCATTTTGTATTGATAGGATATGTACAATGTATTGCTTTTTATCCGTTCATGTACTATCTTGTAGTTGAGGTGACTAATATGGGAACAGCAACAACACAAAGAACATCGACGACAAGCATGACGGTAAGGCTGGACAGCTGTGTCAAAAAACAGGCCCAGAAGATTTACTCGGAGCTTGGAATCGACATGACGACCGCAATCAATGTATTCCTTCGCCAGTCCATCAGGAGCAAGGGCTTTCCTTTTGATGTCAACCTTGAAACACCAAACAGGGAAACGCTTATGGCTATGGAAGAAACAGAGAGGGGCGAGAACATGCACGGGCCTTTCCACTCCGTAGAGGAGCTTATGGAATCCCTCAATGCTGACGATTAACTATCATACCCAATTCAAGAAAGACTATAAGAGAGCAGTCAAAAGAGGACTGGATATCAAGGAGCTTGAAACTGTAATCTTCCTTCTTTCAACGGAGCAGAAACTCCCTGACAAGTTTAGAGACCATGCACTTACCGATTCAAGAAACTACAAGGGCATGAGGGAATGCCACATAGAACCCGACTGGCTTCTGGTCAACCAGATAGTCAAGTCAGAGCTGATTCTCAACCTCGTAAGGACTGGCTCTCATTCCGATTTGTTCTGACAGCCGAACCGTGAGCCTTCCTGTATGCTTTTGCGGCTGTGGCATGACGCGCAGAGCGCCTGGAGGTTCCCTTCGTCAAGCAGGCTTCCTCCCATCTTGATGGGGATGATGTGGTCTACGAGAGTCGCCCTTGTGAGCCTGCCGTTCCTTCTGCACTCCTCGCAGAATGGATGCTCGAGAAGGAAGCTCCTTCTTTTGCGCCTCCATTCGGATGAGTGGTAGAACTCGGTGGCGGGACGGCTCCGCATCCTCTGGTCGTACTGCCTGTTGACCAGTGCCTGGTGTTCCCTGCAGTAGCTTCCATCGGTGAGTCTTGGACAGCCCGGATACTTGCATGGCTTCATTGGTTTCCTTGGCATCCAGACCTCCGTGCATGAAAAAACCGGGAGGCATGTTTCATCCTTCCGGTTCCGCTGATTCTAGTTTATGCAATGGCCGATAGTCAGTTCAAGTGTATTTTAGTGTAGTGAATTATAAATAATCTCATGCAACTTTTCTGCGTGGGCTGCTATCGGTTTCCCCATTGGATGCTTTGATAAAACGAAGAGTGTGTCTTTGTCTGTAAAATGCGAGATGGCATACTTTTTATCGCGTCCAAAGGTAGTGCGTGATTTCTGAGGTAGCGTTCCATACCTATGCAGCAAGTATTTGTTTTCCCAACCAGAAGTGAGGAAGATGAGACATCTTGGTTTAAGGATATCTATTTCCTCATCCAAAATCTTCCAACAGTATTCCTCTTGTTTTGCCTTTAGTTTTCCTGATGGATTTCCATTTTTTGGAGCAAGTTTATACAGATTGGACCAAACTACCTTGGATGACCAGTTTTGACTTCCTTCAAGCGACTTGGTTGTCTTTTTTATCAAGTTCCAGAACTGGGACTTGTTTGGGTTGTAACCTTCTTTGTTTCCTGCTTGGGTTTCAACCCACTGCATTTCATCACCTCTGTGAAGAAGCCTTTCCTTGCAATTGAGATTGAAGGCGATATCCCTATAAAAGCTGATAATCGATTGGGTTGAACTATCTTTGGGGATATCAAGTAACCAGCCGTTTGTTGCTTTGCCGATGAACATAATTCTGTATTTTGAGTTTTCATAACTCAAACTTCGCAGTTAATTTTAGCTTAAATTAGATATCCGATTTTATAGGGTAATAATTTAAGTATTTTCTTT